CTCCTGGTTTATGGAAATTATTTTTAATTGAGCTGAAATACAAAGGTGATGTAAACGAAGCTAACGAAACTATACCTTCTACCTCATTAGAACAAATAACTTCTACATGGGACGAAGACTATTTACACACTATTGAAGGAGAATATAAACAATGACGGACAAAGACGACTTAGTGAAAATGGATGGGTATAACGATTGTTTTATAGGGGTAGTACGAGGTAATGGGATGTCTGATAAAGCTTGTTACGACTATGAAAAAGTCATTGCAAAAAATATGGACATGGGCATGACGCATGAAGAAGCAGTAGAGTATTTTGAGTTCAATCAATTTGGTGCTTATGTAGGTGAGCACACTCCTTGTTTTTTGGAGGATGGTAATATACTAGGTGAATAATGGAAATTTATAAAGACAAAGCGTTAATAATAAACACTAAGAATCCTAATACTATATTAGATAGCATACCTAAAAGTAAGGTTTTAAAATCTTATGCTAATGGTATAGCACAGGTCATGGTGAATTGGGGCCTTGACGAAGTAATTGCTTTGTCAAGGATAGTTAAGTTTCCTCCATCCCCAATTACTAAAGATTATAATTGGCCTGGTATATACAAACCTTTTAATCACCAAAAAGAAACAGCAGATTTTTTATCAGCGCATAAACGAGCATACTGCCTTAGCGAAGCAGGGACAGGTAAAACTTCTGGAGTTATATGGGCTGCAGATTATTTAATGGAGCAAGGTAAAATTAATAGGATGTTAGTTATATGTCCTTTATCTATTATGAAAGCAGCTTGGGAGTCTGATTTTTTTAAAACAGCAATGCATAGAACTGTAGCGATTGCCCACGGAAGTCCGGAAAAAAGAAAGAAAATTTTAGCCCAAAATACTGATGTTGTAGTTATTAATTATGATGGCATTGAAGTTGTTCGTAAAGAACTGCAGGAGGGTGGTTTTGATTTAATTGTAGTGGACGAAGCTAACTACATTAAGACAGTAACTACAAAGAGATGGAAGTCGTTAAATAAATTAATCACCCCTGACACATGGGTTTGGTTGTTAACTGGCACCCCTGCTGCTCAGTCACCCTTCGATGCATATGGGTTAGCTAAAATGGTAAACCCTGCATCTGTGCCTCGTTACGCAGGTACATTTAAAGATATGGTACTGCAAAGGATAGGACAGTTTAAATGGATTCCTAGGTACAACGCTAAGGATATAGTATTTAAAACATTACAACCGGCTATAAGGCATACGAAAGAAGAATGCCTAGACCTTCCGGATGTCTTGTATACATCTAGAGAAGTAATTCTTACACCCCAACAAAATAAGTATTATAAAAAGCTAAAGAAAGATATGTACATGCAAGCTGCCGGGGAAGAAATAACTATAGTAAATGCAGGGGCTATGCTGACTAAACTTTTACAGGTTAGTTCAGGTTCTATTTACTCAGATAATGGTGAAACTATAGAGTTTGATATAAAAAACAGAATAACAGCACTTAAAGAAATAATAGAAGAAGCTAGTCATAAAGTATTAGTTTTTTGTTCCTTTAGACACAGCATAGCTAGGGTTAAGGATGAATTGGATAAGGCTAAAATAAGTTCTGAATGTATACAGGGGAATGTATCTATGGGGAGAAGGTCAGAAATATTTGATGACTTTCAAAAAACCCCCAACCCGCAAGTCTTAATAATACAACCCCAAGCGGCTTCTCACGGAATAACCCTTCACGCAGCTAACGTAGTAGTATTCTGGTCGCCTGTCATGTCAGTAGAAACTTATATTCAATGCTGTGCCAGAGTGGACAGGGCGGGTCAACGCAACCCTATGACTGTGGTTAACCTTCAGGGAAGCCCGGTGGAGGATAAAATGTATAAGATGTTGCAGGGTAAAATAGATTCGCATACAGAATTAGTTAATCTTTATAAAGAGGAGATTGGCTGTTGACAATGTACGTAGGTATGCTACGATTGGGTTTTAATTAAAACGAGGTGAATAAAGGTGAATGCAATAATGACTAGCGCTAGCGGTTTAAAATCTGAGATCAAAGAAGTAGGCGCCATGACAGGTGAAGACCTTGAAAGGCTTATGAAAGCCGACATTAAAATGCGTGAGAAAATAGCAGAGCTTGAACACGAAATAAAAGACATCAAAGAGAAGCGACGTAAAGTACAAGACCTGCTAATAGAAACTTGTCGTATTTTAAAAGTAGACAGCCTAAAAACAAAAATTGGTACCCTTACTAGAAGTGTAAAAGAACGGTATTGGACTACAGATTGGCCGAATATGTATAAATTTATTAAAGATAAAGAACTACTAGAGTTTATGGAGAAAAGATTAAATCAAACTAATGTAAAAGAATACATAGCAAATAATCCAGACGACTCACCCCCAGGACTACAAGTAACTGCTCAATACACAGTGTCTATACGTAAAAATAAAAGCTACGAGGAGGTAGAATAATGACAACTGAAATAGATATTTTTCAAGACCAATCCACACAAATGACTAAAAACAATAGGGATGATGGGTTTTCTCATACAATTTCTGGTAGCTCTTTTACTAGTAAACGTATTTCTATACGTAATAACTTATTTAGATTACTCATTAACGGTGAAGAGATTAGTAAAAGCAACCAACGACATTTAGATGTAGTTATTGTTAATGCTTCTCTGTCTCCGCACAGGATGTTTTATCCTGAGATGTACAAACCAGGAGTAAAATTAGCTCCTCCTGTATGTTGGAGTTCCGATAGCACTGTTCCAGATACAGATGTGCCAGAACCACAACATAAAGATTGCTCAGGCTGTCCTCAAAATATAAAAGGTTCAGGAGCCAACAACACTAAAGCGTGTAGATTTAGTCGACGTATAGCTGTTGTTATGGCTGATAATTTAGAGGGTGATATATACCAAATGACTTTACCGGCGCAATCTATATTTGGCGTTGGAGATGATACTGGTAAACCTCTAAATCAATACGCTGATTATGTAAGAGCAAATGGTGAAGCTGTAGGGTCGGTGGTTACTCGTTTATCTTTTGATGAAAATTCTTCTAGCACCAAAGTTAAATTTTCTCCTAAATCTAAATTATCGGATGAACAATTTGAAATATCTAAAGAACAAGGTGCTACTGAAGATTCTAAAAGAGCTGTAACTTTAACAGTAGCTAAAAGAGAACCCGAAGTTAAACCGACAGAAGTTATGGATGAAAGCGATATAATTGAAGCTGAGAAAAAAGCTGCTATCGCAGAACCCGTGAAAAGAAAAACAAAAAACAAAAAACCAACCGAAGTTCAAGAATCTCAAGGGGATTTATTTAAGCAGCAACCTGCTACTGAAGAGCCTCCTGTGCAAGACGCAGGTGAAGTAAGTCTTGATGATTTAGTATCTGATTGGGAAGATAAGGAGGACGTATGAGAGGTTATTCACAAATAGTTATACACAACAATAAAAAAGCTAAGCCTATTACACCTGGAGTTACGTTAGGCAAATTATGTATTAAACTTATGTACCCCGCTGCTAAGGTAGCTCAAAAACTTAACACTTCAAGACAATGTGTTTACGATTGGTTTTGTGGTAGGTCTAATCCTACCGAAGAAAGCGCAGAAAAAATAAAGAGATTAATAAAAGAATTAACTACTCAGCATAAATAATGCTACACCATGCATATAAAAGAATTTTTACGACATGTGTGGTCGGAGCAGGGATTCTATTGCGTTGTAGGTAAAGACCAACAAAATATTATCCACCCTAAATTCGTCAAAACTATTGACGAAGTAGAACGACAGGCACTAAAACTACTAAAAGATAGACAAGATGTTTATTTTGCTTGCTCTACCTGGGTGGAACCCACTGACAGAAAAAAACCTAACGCTAAAGAACAACGCGTTTTATGGTTAGATATTGACTGTGGGTTCGACGAAAAGAAGCGTAAATGGAAAGACTATAGAACTAAAGAAGACGCTTTAATAGCACTTAGAAAATTTACTGAAGAAGTTAAATTACCTGCTCCTACATTAGTTGATTCTGGGAGAGGTATTCATTGCTATTGGTCGTTCACTGAACCTGTAGATAAAGTAGTTTGGCTTCCTGTAGCTCAAGGTCTTAAATTTTTATGCGTTAAGCATGATTTCTATGCCGACCCCATGTGTACTGCTGATGTAACTCGTATCTTAAGAATACCTAACACCAAAAATTTTAAGGATATAGATAATCCTCAGGATGTTAAAGTTATAAAAATTGGTAAACCAACTCCATTTGAAGACCTCGCATCTACAATCCCTGTTCAGGTAGTAAAAGAGTTTACACCTAGAAGGGAAGCTGACGCTGCTACAAAAGCATTATTGGGGAACCACTCATCTAGATTTAGAAAAATTATTGAACGCTGCAAAATAGATGACGGATGTGCACAGTTAGAACATATAATGACTAAACAACAAGAGATAGAGGAGCCACTATGGAGATCCGGTTTATCAGTAGCAGTGCATTGTGAGGATAAATCAATAGCCATACATAGTATTTCTAAACTTCATTCAGACTATGATTTTGAAAAAACAGAAGAGAAAGCTTATCAAATACCCGCACCTCACACATGTAAACAATTTGAATCCTTAAGACCTCCTGGCTGTAAAAACTGTTCCCATAAGGGAAAGATTACTTCTCCTATACAACTAGGGAGAGTGATAGCTAGAGCTCGTGGAGCTGATAACATTATTGAAGCTAAGAGTGAAGCTTTAAACGAGATGGTAACTTATCAAGTACCTGAATACCCATACCCTTATTTTAGAGGTAAAAGTGGAGGGGTATACAGAGTAATGCCTGATGATGATGAAGACGGTATTAAAATTTATGATTATGATTTTTACCTAGTAGAAAGGCTACACGATTCTAACCTAGGGGAGTGTGCGTGGTTTAAGCTTCATCTGCCTAAAGATGCTGTACGAGAATTTATAGGAAGAACTTCTGAGCTTATGACTAAAGATAAAGCACGGCAGATTTTAGTTGACGTAGGAGTTATAGCTCACGGCAAACAAATGGATAGTGTAATAAATTACATTGTTACCGCTATCCAAACTCAACAACGTGCAAAAGAAGCATCACCCATGCATAAACAATATGGATGGAACCCAGGCCCCATTGAATCTAAAAATAAGATATTGATAGGTAACAGAGAGATAAGTGCTTTCGGCATAAAGTATGTGCCTGTAGCTGATGAGTTGAACGAAGTTAACCCAACTCTACAAAAGCAAGGGAGCTATGATCAGTGGAAGAAAGCAATAAGTGTCTATGAGCGCCCAGGAATGGAGCTACGCGCATTCGGTTTCTTTTGTGCATTTGGTTCATTACTTATGCCCTTCTTTGACTCCAGAGAAAAATCAGCAGTTATTAACTTATATCATCCAGAAACAGGTCAAGGGAAGACTACTATACTTCAGGCCATGACAAGTGTTTATGGCAACCCGGATCTATCAGCCAAACTTATTCAATTATGGGGAGATACTGCTAACTCTATCGTGCATAGAATGGGGTACATGAATAATTTACCCGCTGCTGTTGATGAGTTTACAGATGTTAAACCAGGAGAGCTCCATACTTTTCTCAAATTTATAGCTACAGGACGTGGTAAAAATAGATTGACCAGTGGAAGTGTAAATAGAGAAAGAGCTAATGATACGGTGTTTAACTTAATATGTTTAGTCTCCAGCAATACCGATTTTAGAAGTGTTATGTTTTCAGATAGGGCTAAGTCTAGTGGAGAAATGGCGAGATTTATTCAACTACGTATAGAAAAAGATACTACACTTACTAAAGAAGAAGCTGATTCGCATTTTGGTAAACTTTTTGACAACTATGGTCATGCTGGAGAAATATACGCACAATATCTAATAGCTAATATAGACAAGGTTAAAAAAGAACTTCAACAAACGCAGAAAAAAATAGATAAAGAACTAAATATTAAAAGTGAAGACAGAAAATACTCGGCTACCTTAGCAGCTGTATTTTTGGGAGCTATTATTTCTAAGAGCTTAGGTATACATAACATACCAATAACCCCAGTTTATAAGGCTATAGCTAAAGAATTAAAGAAGTCTAAAATAGATTTAAAAGAAAGAGATTTTGATGCCCTGCAAGCGCTAGGTAATTTTTTGAATGAGTGCAAAAGTAATACGCTTGTTATAAATAGTAAAATTGATTCAAGGTCCGGAGTTTCAGAAGCGCCCATATTAAGACCAGTACTTGATTTAAAAGTTCGTGTTGAACCTGACACTAATACTATTTATATACCTGCTTCTATTATGAGAGAGTACACTAACAGTATTAAAGTAGACTATAATGATTTTATTAGGGGGCTGAAAAAAGAAAACGTATTAAAAAGAGCCTCACAAAATAAGACGCTACATAAAGGATTAGATATTAGCGCCCCGGCTGTCAGATGTTTATGGATTGATAACTCCACATTTGAAGATATACAGACTGAAAACCTAGACTTAGATATTCCCAAAAATGTTAACTAACGGTGTTGACTACCAAATAATGTGGCCGGATTTTAAACCAGGCTCTTCTATTTTTATCCCTGCTATAGATGTAAAAGCAGCTATTACTGCATTAAAAAAAGAAAGTGAACGATTAGAGTTTAAGTTTGCTCATAAAATAGTGGTAGAAAATGGAGTGAAAGGCGTAAGAGCTTGGCGACTTAGTTAATCATTATAGAACCAGGCATCGTCATCATCGTAGTCAGTTTCTTCCATTAAACGATCTTTCATTTTTGGATTTAAAGTTACCCCATGTACAGCTTCCTGAGCTTTTCTTTGATAAGTTTTACGTGAGCTCGTTAATGTTTTTCCGCTGATTGCAACCTCTGGATTTTTCATATTGAAACTATTTATTCGTTTTTGTATTTTATTCATTCCATTACCATCACCTGCTACAGTAGCAAGGTAATAATTTAATAATAGCCTAGACCTTAGACCTTCTATTTTGCCTTCTTTAAATTTCATAACAGACACGCGTTCATAAGCCGCGCTTAAATCAGCATCACTAAAACCAAAAGCTTGCATAAATAAATTATACGCATTGGGGTCATCCACTATCTTAAGGCCTTTTCTAGTAGTAGCTCCCTCAGTTGCGAAGCGAAATGTTTTAACTCCATTTCTAGCCCATGTTGGAATCATTTGTTCCACGCCTCTTATAATGTTTCCATTATTTATATCTTCCGCGCCCCTATTAATGCCAGTTAATATTGACCAGCTTGGGCCTAAGAAATGTTCTGCTATGTATACAGCTTCACCTACTTCTTCTCTTCGCCTTCTATCAGCTCTCCACATTAAGCCTCTGAACCCAGTTCTAGAGGCTATATCAACATTAAAAGCATAGCTTAGAGGTCCTTTGTAACCTATCTGACCCACAGATTGTTTAACCCAATCATCTAATAAAAATGGTTCTTCATCGTCGTCTATTATCAACGAAGCTAACGCATCTGCTAGACCATAAAAAGGTAACCCTTGAACCCCAGCAAACATATAAGCCGCGCCAGATATACCCAAAAGTTGTGTTCTAGCTATGTTCTTTTCCTTATTGGTTAATTTTCTTTTTTTATCACCTGTAATATGGTAGGCCAGGTTAAATGATCTTCCAAGCAGCTGAGATACTAAATATATTTGAGCTTGAGCAAATCGTTTAAAGGTAAAAGCTACTTTACCTATACCAGATTGGAATATTAATGGACCTACTTCAGGTAGTGCATGTGAATGAGCTTTAACTGTTAGCTTTATAGCTTTATCTATAGCCATTTGTTCAGAGTCACCAGCTTCTACGGCTAAATCAAATGCAGCTACTAAAGTAAGTTCGCGATTAGCTCGTTCTGAGTTTTTAAAAGTCCAACCCAGTGCCTGGTTAACTAAGTTAGCTGTCTGACCTACCTTGGTGGAGGTATTAAAATCTATATTCTCATGTATTAGCCCACGAGTTAATGTCATAGTTTGATCAGCTCTTTTAAATAAACCGCCGTACTTTTCTTTTTGCTCTGCGTTAAATCCTTCTACCATTGTGTAGTCAGGCATATCATCGGTTTTCCAACTTTCTTTTTTACGTAGGCTAGCTTTACTCTCCATGTCGCCATTAAAATATAGTTTACGTGCTCCCTCTAATGCAGAAACAGCTTTCCCCATCCCATACTCAAGCCCTAACATAGGCGCTACCACAATAGGCATCTGAGTTAAGTTAACAAAAGCCGAAGATAAGTTACCTCCGATATACCATGCGTAGCTTAAAAACCCAGCTGTAGAAGCCCATTTCTCAGCAGTGGGGTTTAAATAGAAAGAAGCTCTATTATTTATAGCTTCATATACACCTTTACGATACCCTTCAGGTTCTCCTTCTTTACCAACGTTATTTTTTATCTCATTTAAAGAAGACTTAATATCAGGAAGATAAGTTAAGTCATTTATATTTTTTATAGCCCTATAAGATGCATTACCATACGCCCACTCTAAATCTTCTATAAATCCAGAAAACCCATGTCTATGCTTACTAGCTGCCTGAACACTATCTGATCTGAATAAGCTTAAAAAATGTTCGTGTAATTTATCTTGTAAATCTTCTTTGATTTCTTTATCTATCTTTGCTTTGCTCAATATCTCCTGCGTAAAATTATACATTTCTTTGTCAGGTGCAGAATCTTTTGTTGGTGAAGGTCTTTCATATCTTTTAATCTTTCCATCTTTGCCGAGTCCACCAGCAAAATCTTTTTTGGCTTCTGCTTCTGCTATTAAACGTTCTCTTTCTGCTGGTGTTTGCGCTGCTATTACCACAGTATCTTGGCCTGGTTTTCCATCCGAATCTACTGTGTTTATAAGGTAGTCAAACCAATATTCTCCATCACGCATAAAAGGCTGATAAAACTTTAAACTTCTATCCTTAAAGTGTTTTCTTAAATCTGTTATATCTCTTCCGCCTATCTTTTCTAACGCGTCTAAAGTTTCCTTGGCACGTTTCATATAATCTTTATTCATACCAATAGCTAAATCCTGAAGCTCCTGAGGTAATTTTTTAAACTCTATTACAAGTCCATGATCTTTATTTTCAACCAGTCCCGGATGTATATCCTGCCTAGACAATTCAAACGTTATCTTATTCCATTTATCGTACTCAGGAGATTCCCTGTATTTATTTACTATTACTTTCATGGCTTTCATCTCTGCGGATAAGCTATCTGATTTTTTCCATAAATCATTAGCCCTTTTCTCCAAGTTATCCTGTAATAATTTAACACCTGGTAAATCAGGAAATAGCTCTTGTATCTGAGGCAGTGAAAGAAACTGTACGTAGTACTTTTGTGCCCACGAAGTTAATTTAGAGAGCGTATCTCTTATACCCTGCATTAACCCTTTACTGTAGACAGGTTGAGACTGAACAACTTGCCCTGAAAGGTCTAGCAACTCTCTATAGTTTTGAGGGTTAACTTTTTGTGTAGAGGTTTTATTAGCTTCTGCAATTTCATCAGTTGATGTAGGACCATCAGGTATCTTACCTGCTTGATTAATAACGTTAGCTTCTACAATAGGTCCCGTTGGTGTAGCAGCAAATTGTAATCCTAACTGTGTATCTCCGCTTAAAAATTCACTCGTAATAGGGGCTTCTGTTTTGTCAGTACGTTTAAATCTTTTTGGAGTGTCCTTTCTTTCTGCCCTTCTATTATAAAAATGGTAATATTCTTTTAGCGTAGCGTCAAATATAAGCGCGTCTTCTGGGCTCATTGTAATTGAGTTTTCAGTTACTTTTAATGTTGGCATATATGGAAGAGGTTTCAGGTCCATTCCAGCGGGAATATCTTTTATATTTTTAGGTGTCGCTCTGTCAAAAAACCAATCAAAGTTATATTTAGCTTTTAGCCAATTATATTCTTCTTTTACTATGGGTATTGTTACAGGCTCCGTAAATGTTTCACCGGTAAGCTCTGGTATATACCCCATCCAAATATCATTATGTATACTATTTTTTACCTCTTTTATTTTTTTATCGGTAATAGAACTTAAATTTCTTTCCACAGTTTTTATTTTTTTATTAATTGCTTGTGTATTTCTTTCATATCTTTCTCGCTCACTTTTCCCTGTCTCATATTTTTGCTTTGGGTGATAATCTGATCTAACCGCACTTTGAAAATCCTTCTGGACCTGGTCAAGTTCGATATTGAGTAGTTTTAATTCTTTATTATTAAAGTACTTATCAGCTTCAAGACGATATAGTTTCCACGCTTGCTCTTTTAACCTTTCTTTTGAATATTCAACCGAGACCCCCGTTGGTGTAGCCGCAAATTCAGGTTGTGTGGGCGGAACGCCATCCTCTCTAATTGATTCCTGTTGTCTACCACTAGCCTTATCTAAATTTCTTCTGACTTTATCCCTCGCTGTTTTTTTCAAAGCTTCAGCAGTACCTGGTAATTCTTTTCTCTCTAACATCTCCACTACTTCTGGGTCTGTTTCCTGAAGAGTATTAACTGGACTGAGAGAAGAACCGTACTTATCCGGTATTGTCTTTCGTGTAAATAAGTCACGTTCTTTTTGATAAGCCGCGTCTACATCAAAAGCTTCTATTCCCAGTTCAAAATGAGGAGAAAGAGCTAAAAAATCTGCAAACAATGTATCAGAAGTTTTAAGACCTAAAAGTCGTTTAAGCGCAAACATAAAATCATCTAACAAAGTTTTAAGTGTTTTTTGTCTTTTAATAACCGATGGAAGTGAATTTAATTGCACCATAATAATAGCGCTAGATGTTGCCTCAGCAAAAAAATCATAAATATTAGTACTTGCATAAGTGTACGGGTAAGCTTGTCTATAGGCGTTAAATATTTTGATTGCGTCTTCGCCAATTTTAGAGCCACGTTTAGGAGTTAAATTGTCATTTACATGCTCGTTTAGGGATTCTATTGTAAGAGCGTGTCTTGCTTCATGTAATATTGTATTTGGTAAGTACGCTAAAGCGTCTAACTGTGTTGAATTTAGAGTATTTTTTGAACCCATAGGGGATAAATAAAAATCTACAGGCTGACCATTAAATTTTAATTGGTGCATATCTCGATCACCTTCAGAAACCTGAATAATCGCCTCTATCCATGAATCAGCATTAGAGCCATTCCATACAGACTCCTCATCATTTATAACAATATATTTACCTTCGGGGTCGTAATAACCCGCTGCGCCTGGGTTATCCTGTGGCATAGGACCAAAAGTGAAAGGTACGTCTTGAATATTTTTAGCGTTTCTAAACGCGGTAACTAATTCTGTTGTAGCTGGGTCTGTTATTTTTCTATTTTTAATAAGTAAAGTTAGAGCTTCACCTATTGTACGAGGATTTTCAGCTTGAAAAACTCTAAATAATTTTAGATTATTTTCATATGCGCTAATTAATTTATATTCAGTTGTGCCATATATGTGCCTTTGACGTAATAAACCTGGATTACTTAAAAGATTTTTTAACCTTTGGCCAAAAGCCTTAACTTCCTTTTCAAGTTCTTCTCCTCTTAATGGAGTTGCGAGTTCTCCTGTTCTTCCTGTAGTTGCAGGCAAATCAGGTGGACCCCCATCCACTCCAGCTCTGTCAAACTCTTTAGTTCCTTCGGGAGTGTCACGCGATTCGGGCTTGCGAGATATAGCAGAGCTTTCTCCAGTTGTTCCAGCGTCAGGTTGTGAAACTCTGGCGTTAAATGCACTGCGGCGTTGTTCTCTAGCATTATGTTTTTCTCCCTCCTGTTGTTCTATCGTTTCTCTCGATACCTCAGGTTCGTTTTCAATTCTGTAGTCTATTATAGCATCGGTGGGTCTTTCAACAGAATTTAATGTTTTATTAGAGGCATCTATTACGTTGTTCAATCTTTGCTCTTGGACAGCATCAATGTCACTTATGTTAACCTGTT